TGGCCGCACGACGGCCTGCAGCACGACAAGGGCAGCGGACAGCAGCTTGCGCAGCAGTACGCCAGCGCAGGACTCAAGATGCTCAAGGACCGAGCTACGCACGCGCCTGACCCCGGAAAGCCGGAAGGATCGGGGGGCAACGGCGTTGAGGCCGGGTTGATGGAAATGCTCGACCGAATGCAAACCGGGCGCTTCAAGGTGTTCGCCGGGCTTGACGACTGGCTGCAGGAATTCCGCCTGTATCACCGCAAAGACGGCCGAGTCGTCAAAGAGCGCGACGACCTTTTGAGCGCAACCAGATATGGGCTGATGATGAAGCGCAAGGCGATCACGCAGCCGGTCGCGCGCGCGCCGTGGGCTACGGAATGGTCAGCCCTTGACGCAGAGGTCGGATACTAGCCATGCAGCCCCAAGACCAAGACCTGCAAGAGCCTGAGCGCAGCACCTTCCTGCTCTCGCTGCTCGCAAAGCGCAAGGAAGCCATCTCGGCGCGCACCGCGTCGGGCATCGAAACCGAGTGGGAAGAGGACGAGGAGCACTATCAGGGAATCGACGACGCGAACCGTGCGTTTGCCGCTACGTCGTCCAACAGCACCAAGCGGTGGGCGACGAACGAGCGCGCACGCACGCAAGAGGCGGTGCGCTCCAGGGTGTTCCTGAACATCACGGCGCCATACGTCGATGCGGCGTCAGCCCGCGTTGCCGACATGCTCCTGCCGACCGACGATCGGGCATGGGCGCTCAAGCCAACACCGATTCCGCGCCTGTCTCCCGCTGAGATTGAGCAGATGGGCGGTCAGGAGGGCATCGAGCAGGCCATCGAGCAGGCCAAGCTCGCCGCCGAGGCGATGCAGTCCGAGATTGATGATTGCCTCGTTGAGAGCAACTGGCACGGCGAGTGCCGGGCGGTCATCGAGGATGCGGCGCGCGTCGGTTCGGGCGTGCTCAAAGGTCCGTACCCGATCAAGCGTACATCGCGCGTCGTCAGAACAGACCCGGTGACGGGCGCCAAGGCTTTTGTCGAAGTGGTAGAAATCAAGCCGGGAACGAAACGTATCGACTGCTGGAACTTCTGGCCAGATGGCGCATGCGGCGAGTCGATTCACAACGGAAGCGGAACCTGGGAGCGCGAGTACCTGAGCGCCAGGCAGGTGTCGGACATGGTGGGCATGCCGGGCTACGACAAGACGGCGATCATGGCTGCGCTCAAAGAGGGTCCATCGACCACCAGCGAGGCGCGTCAGGCGGCAGACGGTTCGCCTATGGTGCGCAGCGACGAACAATTCGAGATGTGGATTTTCCACGGATCGGCCGATGCTGACGACCTGGGCAGTGTAGGCGTAGATGTCGAGGACGAGACGCCCATCGCGTCGGCTATGGCGGTAATTCTGAACGACAGGCTTATCAAATGCTCGCTGAACGTATTGGACAGCGGGCGATTCCCCTACGATGTGCTGGCGTGGCAGCGCAGGCCGGGCATGCCGTGGGGAACCGGCGTATCTCGGCGCATTCGCACAATCCAGCGCATTTTGAACGGCAGCGTCCGGGCGATGATGGACAACTGCGGACTGTCTGCAGGGCCGCAGATTGTCATCGGCAACGGTGTCACTCCGGCAGACGGAAATTTCAACATCACCGGGCGCAAATTGTGGCGCGCGGACGCTGATGTGATGGATGTAAGGGGCGCGTTTCATGCGTTCGTCCCGCCGAGCGTGCAGGCAGAGATGATGTCTATCATCGAGTGGGCCATGCGCACCGCAGAGGACACTACCGGAATGCCCGCCATGCTCCAGGGAGTTCGCGGCGATGCGCCGGACACCCTGGGCGGCATGCAACTGCAGAACAACAACGCAAGCGGGGTGCTGCGCAGGCTGGCCAAGCGTTTCGATGACTACGTGAGTGAGCCGCACGTCACGCGCTACTACGACTGGATGATGCAGCACAGCGACCGCGAGGACATCACGGGCGGGGTCCAGATCGATGTGCGCGCCTCGTCGGCGCTGGTCGAGCGGGACGCGCAGCAACAGTTCCTGCAGAACCTGCTCGCGGCATCGGTCAATCCAGCATACGGGCTGGACCCGGCCAAGCTGGCAACGGAACTGCTCAAGGGGCAGCGGTACGACCCAAGGCGTGTGCAGTACGACCCCGAGAGGTTGGCGCAGATGCAGCAGACCAGCAACCCCGTAGACGAGGCAAAAGCCGGCCTTCTCAAGGCTCAGACGCGCCTCGCCGAGACAACGGCGGTGAACAAGAGCGTCGAAGGCATGTTCAGCGCCACCAGCGCGGCGAACCAGATCGCCATGCAGCCGTCTATCGCTCCGATGGCAGACGCCATGCTGTTGAGCGCGGGATTCACGGACGCCAACGCGGCGCCGGCAATCCCTTCGGAAGCGCCCGGCGCAGAGGCGATGGACATGCCAAGCAACACCAGCCCGAACTTTCCGCCGAATCCTGCTGTTGGCATGGACGCCGGGATTGAAACCGGGATGCAGGAATGATTACCGTAGCGGAGTCGCGGTCGTTTGGGGAGCACTTTGCAAAAATGGCGCACAAGCAGATGTTCCGGCACTGGGTGTCCAAGCGCGACAAGGTGAGCGACGAAAATCTTGACTCGCACATTTTGCGCAGCTACGTACAAGGCGCCGGCGGTATGAGCCGGGCAAAGGCACTGCTTGCAGAATTCAGGGTGGCCAATGAAAGCTGAGATCGACTTCCGCAGCGGGACATGGGCGGCAGTGCGCGAATACGCAGCACGCAAGCTCGATTCCGCGCGCAAGCGCAACGACGGCGCATTGACACCTGACCAAACAGCATCACTGCGCGGCACCATCGCCGCGTACAAGGAAATTCTGGCGCTGGAATCTCCAGTCCCGGACATCGTGGCGGACGAGTAGCGATACCCCTCCGTCTAAAGAGATCGGCCGCCCATGAGGCGGCTTTTTTGTGGGCGACAACACAATGGCGACAGCAGCAGAACAGCAGGTAGAGCAGGAACAGGCAAGCGCGGCATTCAGCGCCGGGTTCGACTCCGTTCGAGGCTCCGAGGGCGCGCAGCCCCCCGAGCAGATGGACGACGACCCGCGCGACGAACCGGAAGCCGAGGCGCAAGAACCCGAGAGCGTTGAAGAAGAGGCGCTTGCCGGGCTTGGTCTGACAGCCAGCGAAATCAAGAGCCTGCTGCAGCGCGCAGCCAAGGTCGATTCGATCGAAGATGCGCTTGGCAAGGCGCACGGCAAAATTGGGGAGTTGAACCGGACACTGCAGGAGTTGAAAACGTCACCCCAACGGCCGACGCCACAAGCGCCCGCCGAGGAGTACGACGAGACAGCCCTGAACGAGTTTGAGAGCACCTTCCCCGAATTCGCGCCGGCAGTCGAAGCGCGCGCCAGGCGCATCGCGCAGGAGGTCATGCAGCAGTCGGCGCAAGCAGACCCCGATGCGATCAACAAGGCGGTGAATCTCGCCGTCATGGACGCGACGCACAAAGGATGGCGCGAAACGGTCGCGTCTCCCGAGTTCGACCTGTGGGTATCCGCGCAGCCTGAAAGCGTGCGGCAGACCTACGCCACCACATGGGACCACAACGAACTAGGCGGCATCGTCGCCAAGTTCGCCGAGTCCCGGCGCGCCGTCGCCGATCGCGCCACAAGAAGCAAATCCCGATTGGAAGCCGCATTGACACCGGACGGCAGGTCGTCCCGCGTCAGTCACGCGGCCTCCGAAATTGACGCAATGCAAGCCGGGTTCGACGCAGTTCGTAACCCGCGCTACTACACCACGAGGTAACACATCATGAGTTCATTCAATCTCGCCAGCCCCGCACAGCGGATTGGCAAACTCAAGGGCGAAATTCTCGCTCACTCCATCCCGGTCGAAGTTCTCGGCATCACCGGCCTGCAGCGCCAGCAGCCCAAGCGCAGCGGCAAAACCGTTTCGATGCGTCGCTATCGCCCGTATGGCGCGCTGGCGACCAACGACAACACCAAAAACCGTCCGGTTGTCGATGCGACGGCGCACATTCTGACGGAAGGTGTCGCGCCGACCGCCGATACGCTTGTGCCGGATGATGTCGAGGTCAGTCTGGTCCAGTACGGCTGCCTGTATCAAGTCAGCGACGTGGCCGACGACCTGTACGAAGACGACGTGCCGAGCGAGATGAAGAAGCAGTGCGGCGAAAGGGTCGGCTTGATCCGGGAAATGGTCCGGTACGGCATCGTCAAGGCCGGAACCAACGTGTTCTACAGCGGCGGCACAACGCGCGCTACGGTGGATGAAAAGATCACGCTCAAGATGCTGCGCAAGGCGTCACGCACGCTGCAGGCCAACCACGCCAAGAAGATTACCGGCGTACTGGCCCCGTCGATCAACATCGGCACCCTGCCGGTCGAGTCAGCTTATCTGGTGTTCGTCAGCACCGACGCCGAGGCCGACGTGCGCGACCTTGCCGGCTTCGTCCATGTCAGCGAGTACGGCAATCGCAAAGTGGTGAACGAGAACGAGATTGGCAGCGTTGAAAATTTCCGGTTCATCACCAGCCCGGAGCTTGCGCCTTTCACCGATTCCGGCGCCGCCACCGGCTCCACCGGCCTGTTCTCCAGCGGCACCAAAGTGGACGTCTATCCGTTCGTGATCTGCGGTGAAGACGCATGGGGGCAACTCGCCCTGCGCGGCGAAAACGCCATCGACCCGACATGGATTCCGCCGGGCGAGAAGAGCAAGAGTGACCCGCTCGGACAGCGCGGATTCGTCGGCGCCAAGTTCTACTTCGCGTGCAAG